TTAGGGTTAACAATCGCACAGTGGACCCATTTAGGGTTTTCGTCGTTGTTCCTAAAAGTCATCCTTAACCTCCATCCTTTAAGATATATCATAAGTCCTTCACGCGCGGCATTTTGGAGGCCGGCGATAGGGATTTGGGTAATCAGTAGATTAGCGATAGTCTTAGTAGGTAGGGTCTCAACACCTGAATTTTCTTGAAGAGTACATTTAGATTGGTGAAGTACAGTGTCAACGTGACGAACCACGCGCTTTTTGTATCCACGTTTGCCGCGTCTGCCAGCCATGATTACGGATAGTAATATCCTCTGTCACGAGTATGGTAGTAGTAGTTAGCAAGGTTGTATTGCTTGCGCGCGGCACGAATGTAGGGTTTGTTCCTACGAATTCTTTTACGGAACGGTTTAAACGTGTAATCCTTATTCCAACCCCGCTTGTCGAAGTTTTTCGAAGTCCAATCGAATACTTCCCGGTAGGTTTCACCGTAACTGGCAGCAAGTTTTGGGTATATGAGACTTTTCCAAGTCGGCATGATGTTTAATAATTTGTGTGCTGGTATAGTATTACCCAGCACACTTTTGTTTTTGATATTCTCATAAAAATGGCGTCTCGACGTTTTGTTTTCACTCTTAATAACTACACTCCAGAGGAGGTCACTGCTCTTGATGTACTGGCTGCCACCCCTTCTGTTCGCTATCTTGTGTATGGATATGAAGTGGGAGATTCTGGAACTAATCATTTGCAAGGTTTTATTATATTCACTGCTACTACAACTTTCCGTATTGCGAAAGCTCGTCTTGGTGAAAGAGCACATTTAGAAGTTGCTCGTGGTTCAAGCAAACAAGCATCGGATTATTGCAAGAAAGATGGTAATTACAAGGAGCATGGTGATTTCCCCGGATGCCAAGGCCGTCGAAACGATTGGGATGTCTATAAAGACTGGATTGTGGACATCGGTCGAGTCCCCTCCCGAACCGAGATCTGTCTCAAGTTCCCCGCACTCTACGCTCGCTACAAACGAGCCTGTGTCGACTACGCCGAAGCACTCGCCCCCCCGCCCGTTCTCACCGATTCCGAGCCTCGCTTCGGGTGGCAAACCCGAGTCGCAGGTATCATTGAAGGAGAACCAACCGACCGCACGGTCAACTTTGTGGTAGATCCCGAAGGTAATTCTGGTAAGAGTTGGATTTGCAAATGGGCCATTACGAAACATCCTGAAAGGGTTCAAATCTTTCGTATTGGTAAAAGAGATGATTTAGCTTATTGCATCGATATTGACAAAGATATTTTTTTATTTGATATTCCTCGTGGTCAGATGACGTATCTACAGTATTCCGTATTGGAGAGTATGAAGGATCGGATGATCTTCAGTCCGAAATACGAAAGCTCATTCAAGATATTGAGGAAAATCCCGACAGTGATCGTATTTTCGAACGAGGAGCCGGATCAGTCTTCTATGAGTAGAGATAGGTTTAATATAATCAGGATTTAATTTAAGCAGCCCCTGCTCTTCCACTTCTAATTATTTTATTTAAATAGATCATGTTCTTACGCCTCATCATTTTTCTATGCAACAAATATTCTAAGTATTTTCTAGCACGCGCCTTCCTCACCATGAAGGGCACACGCATCAGTCGGCGTCCACCGGCACGTGTCCATGGTCGACCGACTTTTGGTTTTCTAAGATACTTACTTTGGTACCTACGCGATCTGTATAAAGGGTAAGGCATTTTACTGTCGAGCGTCACTAAAATAAGTGACAATGTTATTTTGAATAACTATGGCACTACCAGCTGCAGGTTCTCCAACAGCCTCTTCCAATGAGGTTGCCCACGTCAGAAAATAGAATGGTTGATGACACCGATCAATTCTGTCATCCACGTATGAAATCTTTTTTCCACATTTAATGAACCTATTTAGGGTTCTGTAGTTAGGGGCTCCTGTACCTGTTGTGAAAGGTTGGGTTGTTTGCGCGAAACGCGGGCCAAGCCGAAACCTCATATGCCAAAGTACGTTATATTCATCTGTATTTATAGGGTTTGTTGCCCATTCCAGACCATTAAGTAAAAGGCCACTATCGGAGGACCTGGTAGGGTTGCCGATCGTTCGGAAGAAGTTAGCTCCATTCCATTGGTTTTGTTGGGTTGCTACGTTAGGAAAAGGGTCTTTAGGGTTAACAATCGCACAGTGGACCCATTTAGGGTTTTCGTCGTTGTTCCTAAAAGTCATCCTTAACCTCCATCCTTTAAGATATATCATAAGTCCTTCACGCGCGGCATTTTGGAGGC